GAGATGCTAGCATCTCTCTTACAGTTCCATCAGCTTTCTTAAACTTAATTTTAAGGGGTCCAGCATTAAGCATTTCTACAACAACGTTGCGCAAAAGAAGATCGTCACTCATTGTCTTCCTTTTCTAACTTAACATTCTTCTTCTTAGAAGACATTTCGGATAATTGAGCTTCAATAAAAAGTTGCTTAAACAAGATCTTCTTTTCCCGGTTGCTCATAAGACATAGCAGTCTCTTAAGAGACCTATCCAGCCTAAATGATGAATTTGTTTTCAATTGTCATTCCTTGTAATAATAAATGCTTCTTTCGCTAGTTTTTGAACTCTACCATTAATTTTTACAACATAGTATCCCTTACCTTCAATTTCTTCTTCATTAATAATATCCCCAACATAAGAGATCTCATTCATTCTGTTCTTAAACTTAACATTAGGACGAACAGTATACAACTGTTGTCTACGGAACTGATTATTTCTTCTATTATAAAATGTAGTCATAGCGGTGTCATATCTTTAATAAAAAACTTATCCTTAGGTATTTTATACCTTTCACTTATCATAGTCAACAATGATTCTTTATCGCTACTTTGACCTACAAACTCGTCTGTTATGTCCCAAGCATAAAACATTGTTTTATCCTTGTTGTAATGAACATATAAAGGGATAGACCAGTCTTGTTCTTGTATGTCAATTTCTTTAATATTTTGTTTATGTTCGTTCCAAGCATTTAATATGCAAATAAAAACATTGTAAACGAGTAAAGCGATCGCTACTACAACAAATATCTCTAACATTTTACAGGCAGTTCTTCCCAAGAAGGCGAACTATTAATATTGTTCAGAAACTTGGTAAGCCCATTCTCATCTAGTTTGAGATGTTGCTTGGAACCACTTGGGTTATATTGTGTAAGCATATAGTTTCGATTATATACTTGTTCAATAACAATAGAACTATTAGTCTTTATATTTTTAAAACTATGCAGAATGTTTTTCATAACCTAGATATCCATGTTTACAAATAAAATAACTATCAATGATGTCAGAAGATGGATTCCATTGCTTCTCAGTTAATAATAACATATTCTTTAAATTAAGTCCAGTCTCTTGAACAAATGCTGTCTGCATAAGTTCTTTATTTGCATTTCCCTTACCAGTTGCAGTTTTTTTAATTACAGTAGGGGGTAAGGGAATAATGTTAATGTTATGTTTCCACATTATATATTTTAATATACCAGTATTTTCAGCTATATGAAAGACTCTGCCAGTGGATGCATAACTGTAGTCTTCAATGAAGACTGATGTTATGCCATAATCATTTAAATTATTTAAAACCCACTTAGATATGTTTTCATACCTTTCATACTGGCTACCGTAAGAAGGAAAAAGACTGCCCTCTAAAAAATTATTAGAAAACAGTCTTTTGTTATTATCAGTAAGATACTTAAACTTACAAAATTCAAAACTAAATTCTTCATCACCTAAAAATAGACATAATGCAGGTGATGTAAGCGATAAGTCAATTCCAGCAACTGACATTAATCGTCAAAACCCTCGTCATCATCTTCATCTAGTTCATCAAAGTCATCATCTTCTTCCTCTAAATCAGTACCGCACTGAGGACAAAAATAAGCTTCTTGATAATCGTCGTGAACATCCATCACAGTGAATTCATTATCACAATTGTAGCAATAATGCATACCGACTGGTTGATTGTTTTCCTCTAGTTGCACCATGATTGTTTAGCCTCTCCGAAATATTGTTTTGCAAATTGACTTTCTATTAAAGATTGTCTTAAACTCTTGTTATCTACAATAATATCACCTAATACCCTACCACCATACTTATCCCAACTTTTTATCTCTATACTTATTTGTTTACCCTTAGAAATAAATTTTTTTGTGTGTTCCGTTGCTATTTTTGCTTTTGTTGATTCAGCTTTACACTGAGCTCTAGGTGGCTTTTCTGGAGTATCCACTCCATATATTCTGACTTTGATTTTATCACCAAGCTCAGATGGTAGCCACTTCGCTTCTACTTCAACTGTGTCGCCATCTACTACTCGTAAAACTTTCCAGTCATAAAGAGCATATGCATTAATAGAATAGTGCAAACAAAACAATAAAAATATCCATTTTATCATATTAATTTATCTTGCGAACCTGGTTCGAGCGTACCACATTTATCTGCTTCATTTAAAATGTCATTATACTCAATTGGATCAATTGGATATGTCAGACACATTTTGTTATGACTATTTTTGGGTACATGAACCTTACACTCCTTTTTAGGAATGAACTGTTCAACAATTTTATCGTCGTTTATGTGTTGTATAGGTTGTCCATTATCATCTCTTATTGCATGAATACAGCAAAACGTTGTGTTATCTTCTAGAGTTGTAATTGTATGTCTTCTAAACGCTCTAGTTATAAACATAGAAGGAGCAGAATATATTCTTTCTTCTTCTTTCAGCCCTGCCTCAGGAACAGCTCCAAATAACACTTTAACCTTGCCTGTGACTACTAAAGTTGTGTGATCATAATTATGATAATGACCTTTATACTCTACCCCAGCAGTTTCTATTTGATGCATCTTTACAAAAACGTTGTGACTGAACGCATGTAATATTTCTATCCCTTCACCATGATTTTGTGCGATACCATTATCCATTATGCAGCACTCCCCCAGACATCTTCCCACTGACCTGATAACGCACCCTTAGCATAATCGGTAGCTCTATTTTCAAAAAAGTTTGTATGTGTTGGTGCATTAATCATTTCTTCTACCCAAGGAAGTGGATTCTTCTTGACCTTGAAGATGCCCTTAAGTCCAAGAGAGATTAGTCTTCTGTCAGCAATATATCTGATATATTTTTTTACATCCTCTTCTGTTAGCTGTGGCATCTCGCCCATACTAAATGCCAAAGAAATGAATTTGTCTTCAAGCTCTACCATTTTTTCTGCTATTGTATAGATCTGTGATTTGAGGTTGTCGTTCCACAATTCTCGATTTTCTTCAATATAGGTTCTGAACAACTTAATCATTGATTCTGCATGCATAGTTTCGTCGACAATTGACCACGTTACAATTTGACCCATGCCTTTCATCATTCCGTGTCTTGGGAAGTTGAGTAACATAATAAACGAACTGAATAGTTGCATTCCTTCGGTAAATGCGGAAAATGCTGCTATATTAGTAGCTACAGATTCTGGTGTACCGTTTTTTGAAGACAAGTCCATAAAATATTCGTGTTTATCTCTCATCTCCCCATAAGCAAGAAATTCGTTATAAGTTGCATCAGGCATTCCCAATGTTTCTATCAAGTGAGAATATGCTGCAACATGAAGGGCCTCTCTTGCTGCAAATCCTAACAGCATCATTCTGACTTCTGGTTGCTTAAAGTATGGCAAGTAGTTTTTTACATATCCCCCAGCAACATCAATATCTCCTTGAGTAAAAAATCTAAAGATATGAGTTAAAAATTGCTTCTGGGCAGGTGTTAGTTTATTTTTCCAGTCTTTTACATCTTCCAACATAGGTACTTCTGTGTGTAGCCAATGGGCTTGTTCATGCTTAAGCCATTCTTCATATGCCCATGGATAATTGAATGGCTTGTAGCATGCTCGTTCTTCTGTTAGTTTGTGTTTGGTCTTAGCCATGATTCTCCTTTAACTTACCCATGTTACTAGTGATTGTCGTAGTCCTGATGTTACCGGTGTTACTTCGTGAAGCATACTCGAATGAAAAATAGTCATCGTTCCTTGCTGTCTAGGGCATTTAATTATATCATTGTTGGAATAGATAATCAAATCCCCTCCCTCATATTCTGATTCCTCTGTTAGCTGTAACGAAGCCGAAAGTTTTCGGCCTCTGAGTTCTTTACCGCCAACATCTGTATGTTTTTTATAAAATCCTTGATACTCCTGACTGTATTCAGTAAACTGATATCCTTCCCACTTATCGAGATCTCCTATACCTATATTGAAATATTTGTTCTCTACATAACTTATTAGTGAATCATATTTAACAAAAGGTTCACAAACAAATGTTGTTTTCCGGTCAATAAAAAACACTAAGCTTTTTCTAGCCTGTGAGCCTGTTCGCTTTACCTCATTTCGCTGCACAACATTTCCATCCCCCCCAGTAGTTCCAAACACTTTATGAGAATGGATACAATAATTCTTTATAGTCTCAATTTCATCAATATCAAAGTACCCAGGGAAGGTTGCAACTTGTGGATGTAATAACATCACTATCCTTCACAAGCAAGACACACGTCACCCTCTGCAACCTGCTTCATATCAAGTTCTTCAATAACCTGGCGCTCAATTTTTTTAGCAACCTTATCTGCCTTGCCAATTTTTTCCGAACGGCAATAGTAAAGAGTCTTTAAACCTTGCTTCCATGCCATAAAATGTACTGCGTGGAGATATTTGACATTGGCATTTGGTCGGAAGAAAAGATTTAATGATTGCGCTTGGTCAATGAATGGTTGTCTATCTGCTGCGTGTTGAATAATCCAGCGCTGATCGATTTCCATCGAAGTCTTAAAAACATCTTTCGTATAATCGTCCAAGAAGTCGAGATGTTGTACTGACCCATCGTTTGCAATAATCGATGACCACACCTCGAGATAATCCTCAGGTGCTGCCTTCTCTTTAATAATCTGATCCAGATATTTGTTCTTGTTTAAAAACGATCCTGATAGAGTATCTTGACGATAAGCGTTGGCCCGATACGGTTCTATGCTAGGAGATGTATTACCCATGATAATACTGGAAGAAGCGTTTGGAGCAATAGCCATAAGGTGGCAAAAACGATTACCAGTTCCAATCGCGTCAGGGGCTTCTCCTCTTTCGGATCCGAGTCTCTTGTTTGCGACATCGAGTTGCTCCCTAATGGTTTTGAAAATCCTAACATTAGTGCTAACTGCTAATGCTGATTCCCATGGGATATTTTTCTTTTGGAGGTACGCATGGAAGCCGAGAGCTCCGATGCCAATACTCCGCTCGCGAGTGGCACTAAAGCGAGCACGGCGAATAGGATCTGGAGCGTTGTCGATAAAGTGCTGTAGAACGTTATCCAGCATTTCCGCAACGTCGTGTATAAATTGTTCGTCGTGTTTCCAATCATCGTAGTACTCCAAGTTGAGGGAAGATAGACAACAAACTGCGGTTCTGTCTTTGTCTGTTGGAAGCACGATTTCTGAACAAAGGTTTGATTGTCTAACCTTTAGGCCTAGTTTCTTTTGTGATTCTGGAAGATGGCGGTTTGATGTATCAACAAAATGGAGGTATGGTTCCCCGGTTATCATTCTAATTTCTAAAATTCGCTGCCACATTTCCCTTGCAGATACAACTTCTCTAACGTCTCCGTTATGTGGATCTTTAAGTTCCCACGAATCATCTGCATCTGGATCAAACATACTGCGTTCAATAATTTGCATGAAGTCGTCTGTAATATTAATCCCATGATGCAAATTCAAACATCGCATATTTTGATCGCCGGTTGGCTTTCTCATTTCTAAGAAAATAAGTATGTCTGGGTGGTTAATATCAAGATAAGCAGCATAAGACCCGCGACGAGTACGACCTTGGCGATAAGCCAAAGAACTTGCATCATAAGTACGAAGATGTGGCATAACACCCACAGACTTATCATCAGCAGACCTAATCCCAACACCAATTCCAATTCCACCTCCAAACATGGATAACCAGTTTACTTCTGAAAGACAGTCAACCAATCCCTGTGCACTATCATGTAAATAAGGAAGAAAACAAGATATAGGAAGACTACGCTCGCTACGACCAAACGAGAGAATAGGAGTGCTATAAGATAGCCAATGCTTGCTACTATAATCATAAAGTCTTTGAGCGTGTTCTGGATTAGAGCTAAACTTTTTTGAAACATATGCAAACCTCTCTTGTGGTGATTCTTCGCTTTTAGCGATATATGATTCTTTCAAGCGCTTGATCCCCAGTTCATCAAAAAGAGAATCCCTACTACGGTCGATTACGATACCGTGCACAATATTATTGCTATTCATAAGCCCTCAGGGTGATTTATTATTGTTTTATTATACAGCTATTTGGCAGCAGTGTCAAATATATTTTTTTGCTCTGTATACCATTGTTGCCATGCCTTGACCTGAAGTCTGAGCTCGTGGCACGTTTCATAATTTTCTACGACTGTTTTTCCGACTTCAGAGATTTTAACGTCGGAGGTTCCTTCATAAGCTCCGGAGGGGCTGGGGGGAAGCTCATTTTTAGCGGCACTATCGTGGAGCACGACGAAAGCATTAGGGATAGGAAACTCCCTATCAACACTTTCATTAATATATCGGTCGATGTATCTAACGATTTCATCTGATTTTTCCTTTACCTTAATAATTTTTGTTTTATATTCAACAACAACTCTCTCATTAACATTTTTACTTTTTTCTTCTGCTATAGCTAGTGCATGTTTCAATTCTGTAACATCATCTTCCATAGAAGACGTTGCAAATTGTGTTCCCTCAAAAAACACTCCAACAGACAGCACTATTACAGACAACAACTTAATAGGTACTTGGAATTTGGAAATAAATGAAGGAAAATATGACAACGTGATTGATGCTACAACACCACATATACCAATCAACACAATTAAATGATAAATCCAATCTGGTAGTAAATTAATTAACCACATAATAACCTCTAGTATGTTTTAAATTGCATAATCATAGGAAACACAGTTGAAATAACATCAGCACACGCTTTTGCAA